TGCCCCCTTCGCAATAAGGGTTTTCAGATGGTCAAGATGGCGCGGTGTTAAATCAGGAAACTGTCGCTGCATGGATAAAGGGATGGAATCAAGCGTACTGGATAACGCCATTGCCAGCTTACTGAGGGCAAAAATACAGAATCCGGTGTCAATCAGTTTTCCTTTTGACACCTCATTTTTTAGCTGCTGTGTAACAGCCTGTTCTGCTGTCAGTTCCCATCTGGCAATAAGCAATTTCTCCTCATAGTCGTCTTCGCTATCGCCATCAGGCACATCGTTTTTACTTCTCCTCAGATACGATATGTAAAAATCGCGCCAGGCATCCAGATCCAGTTGCCCTCGCTTATTTGATATCGGGGCACCCGGCAATTTCTGCAATCTGCGAAGCTGGCGATCGGTCAGACTTAAATGCCTGGCAACTTCAGTCTGCGTAGCCACTCCTCACCTCGCAAAAACTCTCACCTCACAATCACAACAAAACCGGTCATGTCCGGTTTACATGTCCATTTTTTGCGCATGTCCGGTTCACAGAAGACCTGTTTTTATATTTTTCATATAGTTAACTTGAAGAGAAACCGGACATGGTTCCCGGAAAATTTTCATAAATAGCGAAAACCCGCGAGGTCGCCGCCCCGTAACCTGTCGGATTGCCGGAAAGGACCCGCAAGCGTTCTGGTTTATTCGCAATGAATTCAATGTCTGACAGACCAGCGTCGTGCGACCACGGTCGCACGCTCCTGAATACATGCCCTGTTTCTTCCACCCTCGCACAAGACTGGCGAGCATGAGGGACAAACCCGCGAATCATTAGCGCGGTAAAAACCCGGTGTGCATCGTTTTTGATTATTCCCGCACACTCGCGCAGAGGAGTTCCCCGTCGGGCTACGGTCATGGTTAATGCGGGAATACGGCGACGATACAGCGCATGATGTGTCAGGCCTGAATACCTTTATCCGTTAAAAGGGATATCAGTTAAGTTATCCCGTGCAGGGTATAAGCCATTATCAAGCCCACCCGTAGATAGGCTTTGTAATGACATCTTCAATTAATCAGCAGTTCAGGCTGTGTCACCTGCAAAATGTATTCATGCTCGACAGCCAGGACACGCTTCTCTCTCTTCCGTTCGTTCATTAACCGACTGCCGATCGTACCTTTCAGCTTTGAGCGTGTTTCTTTGATGGCGTAGCGGTGCTGCATTTCTTCGCCAATTGCCATGCGGCGGCTCAGTTGCTCTGCCATCCAGTTGAATGCTGCGATATAGCTCTCCTTGATTGCCGCAGCAGCTTTCCCGGTGAACCCCATCACAACCATGATCCAGCCATCTTTCGTCAGGCTGTACATCGGGCGAACCTTGCCCTGCTCATCGATATAATCAGCCGACGCAAAATTGCGTTGGCTAAACTCACGCGAGCAATCAACCTTAACCTGCTCGATTTTCCTGAGAACATCACCGTGTCGCTTGCCGAAGTACTTGGCAATTTTTCTGGATGTGGTAACGACCTCTCCGTTTTTGGCTTGCACCATTTCTCGGAAGTCGAAGGCTGGAATAACTGAATGATTATTCATAGCGTCTTTACCTTTTAGAAAGTGAGCCTGTCTCACAGAAAAGCCGCCCGAGAGAGGTCGCCACCTATAACGGCATTTCTCAGGCTCGCTTACTGAAAGGCTCTCGTTAATATGCGCGTGAGATGCGCGTTTACTGCGGACATAAAAAAGCCCCGCATCGCGAGGCTCATTAAATTGACTTTGTGATTTGCAAAAAAATTATTTCAGGCATTGCGTCCTGATGTACTCCTGAAGCGTTCTCAGTGCTGTTTGGTCACGGATAATTCCGTCCCGGATACCGAGAACGTTTCGTCCAGCAACTGAAGAGAGTTCGACGGTGGCATCATTGCCCATGCCGGAGGCGCTGGAGGTTTCGGCTGAGGATGGCACAGAGCATTTTCCTTTGACGAGCACCCGACCACCATTATCAAGCTTACGCCGAAGAGCATCATTTTCAGCTTTCGCATTGGCTAACTCCTTCGTGTATTTAGCATCGAGTGCATCAGCAGCACGCTGGCGCTTCTGCATGTCAGTAATGGTGGCGGTCGCCTGCTTCAGCTCTCTGGCGTTTTTGTCGCGCTGCTCTTTGTAGGCGATGGCGTTATCACGGTAATGATTAACAGCCCATGACAGGCAGACGATGATGCAAATAACCAGAGCGGAGATAATCGCGGTTACCCTGCTCATTGCTGCCCCCACAAACAGACTTCACGCTCAATATCACGACGGGTCATCAGCCCTTTCCATTGCTTACCGCCAGCGTATGTCCAGCGACGTAGCTGGTCACATGCGCCTTTGATATCACCCTGGTTTATTTTGCGAAGAAGCGTCGATGTTCTGAAATTACCAGCGCCCACGTTGTAAACGAACGAGTAAAGAGCGCCGCGCGTTGTTTCCGGTATATCGACTTTGATGTACGGGTTAATTTGTCTGGCGACCATGGCAAGGTCTTTATTCAGGAGGGCTTTGCATTCTGCTTCGGTATACGTTTTACCGGGAATGATGTCTTTTCCGGTGTGTCCGTGACATACAGTCCATACGCCAACGATATCTTCGTATGGTATGTAGCTGACACCTTCCAGGCCATCGTCACCACTCGGACCAGTGATGAGCACAGACGCTATGGCAACAGCCCCACCACCAATAGCAGCAGCAACAGCCTTGCGTAATGATGGCGACATTATTCACCTCTCGCAGCCTTACGCTTATCTTCTTTAATCTTGAAATAAAGGTTTGTCAGATACGTCAGCAAGCCAAACACCAGGCTACCCAATACGCCTATTGCCACCCACTGGGATGGGGAGACTTTGTCCAGCAACTGCAGTAGCCAGTATCCCGTCCCCACCGCTGACGTGGTGTATGACACACCCGTTGTTATTTTTTCCATCTGGTACATACCCCGTCTCCCGCAATCCGGAAGCTCACAACAACAGGAGGGGCATCAGCTCACACCGACAGCCCCTGCGTATGGTTACATCATCATTTCGCCGCCAGGCTGAGGCTCACTGCTACCGTCAGGCTGAGACACAACGCCATCTGAAACAGCACTGTCACCCGCGCCGTCTTCAGGCTCAGGAGCAGCCGGTCCCCCCAGCAGCTCATCCAGAATGGCATCCACTTCAGCATCAAGACGCGCCTCAAGATTCTGGCGGAGTTGCTGTTTCAGTGCGCTTCTGACTTCTTCAGAGCGCAGGACGTCCTTCACTGCTTCAGCAGTGACCAGAGATTTTATTTCTGACATAGGATTTTCTCGTTGAAAGGTGTTGTTAAGAAAGTTGCTACGAAATGAGAGGCTCTTCGGGTTTTGTTCCGGCTGACTGGCTGGCGCTGATTTTTTCCGCCGCCGCGGCATCAATCTTTTTGCGTATATAGTTCCGGATAACCTTATACCCGCCACTTACCAGATATAACGTGCACACCACCGTGCAGAAATACAATAAAATAAGCTGTACAAATCTCATTATCCCTCCCGGTTATTGATATGGTGTTGACATCGTTAATACCTGTTGGTTAAAAAAGTGTCCTGCATGTTTTGCTTTGGATATAACGACATTTGCCGCCGGTTCTGGCTCCTTGTTTTCCCTGCCCCGGCGGCCTTTTTTTCCTGCTTACGGGTTATTCACTTCCACTGTTATACTTTCAATCAGCACCGGATATGTCGCACCGCTAGTGATATCGGTCACGCGCAATTTGTCTGCCGTAAACGTGCCGACCGGTGACTGTGACAGCATGAACGGCGTCCCGTCCTTACCATCAATGACCGGCGTCACCTCAATACTGTTGTTACCGGCAAAACGGAAGCCCAGCGTATGCCATTCGTTATCAAATGCGCCGAATGACCCCAGCTTCGTGTTCTGACCAGCATTTCCCTTGTGGTACATCACATTAAGGTCTGTGGCATCGCTCTGTACGTAAAACGACGCCAGCAGGTTATGACCGGCATTACCTTCCAGTGTGACGCCCTGAGGCAGTGAAGAAACCGGCCAGTACAGCGCCAGTGCGTACTGATTAGCTGTCAGTGTGCCATCAACTTTAAAACGACAACTGATAAGCCCGCCCTTCTCCAGCAGGTCTGCGCCATTACCGACATCATGCTGCATAAACCACGAGGAACTTCCTGTCTGTTTGGTCCACCTCAGCGCCTTACCTCCTGCAGCACCTGCATCATCAACTACCAATGCACGCCCTCCTTCAGCTCCCCATCCCTGCGGATTCAGTAAACCACCTGACTCTGTTGCACGGTAATAAAGCAGCGTTGTCACTGATTTCCCGTCCGTTGACGGTGTTGATGGTGTGTCCGGTGACGGCTTCTCATCCGGCGGCATCACAACCTGTTCCCCACCCACCAGTTCAGCCGTCCGTCCTGCATGGAGAAGAATCGCTGAGGCAAGACGGTCAGAAATAATCCCCCTGCGTGCCCATGAGCTGAAATGGCTCGCACGGTCTGCTGACGTCCAGTTTGCCGACGTCCGGGAGGCCGCACCGTAATATCCTGATGCCGGAATATCCGGGTCTTCTTCCGGTTTGTTCGTCGGGACATTTGCTCCGTTCTCATCGGTCATGAACGGCACAAAGTGAATATTCTTTTCCGTTTTGTTTTTGTAACTGCCGTACACCGTCTGGTAAGTGGATTCGCTCTTCTGCTTCCAGAAATAAGTTGTGTCTCCACATATCCAGGGAACACCGTCAGCAGAACCACCAGCGCACTGTCCCACCATATCTGCAAGGTCCGTACGATATTGTTCCACTACTTCTGTAAAACGGGCTGTGTGATTTGCTGGCGTTCCGTCAAAGTCAAATTCCCCCTGCATCCACACCACGGCAAGCAGCACATTTTTCGGGTTCTTTGCCAGCGCGGCTTTTGTACGACCGATGAGATCCTTATACAGCGGCCTGCCCACACCCCAGCGGGTAGAACTCTCTGAGGCACCGGTCACGTCACTGTATGTTCCATCTGCCCCGGTGGTGAAAGCTGAACCACCACGGCAGCACGGAACCAGAAGAATACCCGCATTCGCCGGTATAAACGGCAGCAGCTTTTTGGCAATATGCAGCCCCTGCCCCACGGTTCCGTACTGACCTTTCGACAGGTCAGCTTTCGGATGGTTAAGACGGCTCATGTCCTGTACATCATGCAGACAGTGGTCTGCCGGAATAATGTCGTTATATTTACAGGGAGCGCCATCCGGCGTCACTGTGCTGCGACGAGCCAGTTGCTTTATACGCGGGTCAGGACGGTCATATGTCTGCGGCAGAGGAAGCCCCTCACCGTAAGCCATGCCGTTCGACTGCCCGGCCAGTGGAATAACGTAGTAATAATCTGGCTCCGTGGTGACCACTCCCGGATAGCCACCATCCCCCGTGCCGGGCACAACCACTGGCGTGGTCACATCCCCCTCCGCGGCAATCGCCTGCATCAGGGTATAAGGGGTTATGGCCACAGGACTACCAAACGGCTGCCAGCCCTCTTTCAGTTTGTGTGTCAGCTTTTCCGCAAGATCTGACGGCGACGCCGCCCTGACAACATCATAATGTTTAATCGACATCGAATTTCTCCCGTGTACAGGAACAGAGTTAAAAAGCCGGAACCGGAATCAAATCACAGGATGACCATCTGCCAGTGGCAGGTCATAAAAAAAAGGCCGCGCCATGCGNTCCTCATAGTCGTCTTCGCTATCGCCATCAGGCACATCGTTTTTACTTCTCCTCAGATACGATATGTAAAAATCGCGCCAGGCATCCAGATCCAGTTGCCCTCGCTTATTTGATATCGGGGCACCCGGCAATTTCTGCAATCTGCGAAGCTGGCGATCGGTCAGACTTAAATGCCTGGCAACTTCAGTCTGCGTAGCCACTCCTCACCTCGCAAAAACTCTCACCTCACAATCACAACAAAACCGGTCATGTCCGGCTTACATGTCTATTTTTTGTGCATGTCCGGTTCACAGAAGACCTGTTTTTATATTTTTCATATAGTTAACTTGAAGAGAAACCGGACATGGTTCCCGGAAAATTTTCATAAATAGCGAAAACCCGCGAGGTCGCCGCCCCGTAACCGGTCGGATCGCCGGAAAGGACCCACGAAATGATAATGATTATCATCTATATAAGGTTTATCACAACATGTGTGTACGCCATCAAACCACGAGAAATAATCAATTATGACGCAGGTATCGTATTAATTGATCTGCGTCAAATTAACGTAAAAGCAACTTCAGATAATACAAATCAGCAACACTGAATATGGGGAAACATTATGTCATCAAAGAACAGAACCCGCAGAACAACAACCCGCAACATCCGATTTCCAAACCAGATGATTGAACAAATTAACATCGCTCTTGATCTGAAAGGTTCAGGAAACTTTTCAGCGTGGGTTATTGAAGCCTGCAGAAGAAGGCTGTCAACAGAGAATTCGGGTATGAATTACATAATTAAGTAACATGGTGTTCACAGAACACGCAGTTACCGGACACATCAGTTTTCCATTCGCTCCCCGGCAGTACAGGCTTCCCCTCTGACGGGATAGCCTGAAAAAATAACACAGAAAATTATTTGTTATAATTAATATAACTTACTCAAAAAAAAGCGACGAGAAAATCAGCATCAACGAACAATAAGCGCCAATACGTGATAACAAATGGCAGCCATATTTATCTGCAATATAAGCAATGGACAGGATAACCACACCAGAAACCGTCAGCATAAAATCCATTTGAACTTCCCCGGACAAAATCGACTCATCTAAAGATTTACAGCTCTTTTTATTATCAATATGTTAAAAGTAAAATAAACAGATGTTCAATAACACGAATACAAAAACGTGCTGAAATTCAATGAATCCATTTCTGTGTCATCAATTAATAGTGATAAACATCCGGCTTCTTCCACCATCGCACCGGACAGGCGACTATGAGGGGACAACGCCGCGCTCCGTTAACACGGTAAACCCCGGTGTGTATCGTTTTTGATTATCCCCGCACACTCGCGCAGAGGAGTCTCCCTGTCGGGCTGCGGTCTCTGTTAATGAGGGAATACAGCGACGATACGGCGCATCAACAAAACTTATTTCAGGCACTGAGTACGGATATATTCCTGTGCCCCTTCCAGTTGCTTGTGCATCGTCATCAGCCGCTCTCTGAGGGTGAAATAATCCCGTTCAGCGGTGTCTGCCAGTCGGGGGCCGGTTGCATTATCCACGCCGGAGGTGGTGGGGGCTTCACGCACGGAGCCTGGACAGGTGGCGTTGATCCGCAGGCGCTTACGACCAGCGGCAACGTCAGCGCGAAGAGTTTCATTTTCAGCTCTCGCATCGGCTAATTCCCTCGAGTATTTTGCATCGAGCGCAGCAACATCGCGCTGGCGCACCTGCATATCAGTAATGGTTGCGTTCGCCAGCTTCAGTTCACTGGCTTTGTTATCGCGCTGCGCTTTGTAGGTAATCGCGTTATCACGGTAATGGTCTGTTGCCATCCACAGCGCACCACAGGCCACCAGCAGAATAACGATAAACGCGGAAAGCATTCGGTTTATGTTCACCCCAGCAACCCCGACGAAGACAACATCATCCAGGCCATGGAAAGAAAAAGAGCAACCAGCATTAGTGAAAATGAAATGCCGACAATTACACAGAGGATCTTCGCCAGCGTTATGAGTTTGTCTGACATGCTTAATCCTCCCTTCACGATTTCAACGCAATGACCAGTTTTGCCAGCCCATACAGCATCGGGGACACAGCAACACCGACCGCCACCCACTTAATGGCAAAAGCCAGTGCTCTGCTGATGTCATCAGTTACAGGCGCTTTCAGTTCAAGGCCGTTTTTCATGGTCAACCTCAACAGAATTCGTTTATACTTCGCCATGTTCTCCCTTGCCTTACTCAAGGTCAGAAACACAAAACCCCGCTTGGTGCCAACAAACGGGGTTTTTACTTTTATTCACTTA